ACTTTAATATCACCGTCTTCTTCTTGTTCTCTTAAAAATATATTTCTTTTTTTGAATTGTATTAAATTTTTTTCCATTTTATTTTCCTATTATCAGGTCGTCAAACCCTAGTTTATTCATTCCCCCAATTTCTTTATCGTCTTCTAATTCGTCATACATATACGCTTTAACGACAGAAGATATGCTTTGTTCCGCTTGGGCTATTTTACTTTCCATCTAATCGTCTAATTGTTCGTTACCCTCTTCTTCCATCTTTTCCCACATTTTCTCAGCTAACTTAGCAATGGTATAAATTTGTTGTTTTGCCATATATGAACCACGACCTTCATCTTCTTTAATGGTTTTCATTTTGGTAACCAACTTTTCAAGTTGTTTTTCTGTTAATATAATATCCTTCATACATATTTTATTTATAAATATCATAGAAAACAAAAAACCCCCACTTTATGTGAGGGTTAATTTTGGACCGACATAAAGTCGGCGACTCCACCATCCTATCTTTAAAGAGAATTAGGAAAACTCCGATGTTGATGAGACTCTAAGTTCGTCAACTTCTTTATCATAATAATTTGACATATTAATAAAACTTGGTCTGTAATCAGGTTTTTTACTTTGTTCCAAAACGTAATTTTCATCTAACACATAACCATCCGGTTGACCCCATTCCAAAGCCATCTCAATAAATTCTTCAACATTTTGTAATTCACCATACTCGTTAATAATTCTACCTGAACGAATGAACTTTAATAGTTCTTCTTTACTAGTGTAGTATTTACCCTCTTGGAAGTTCCATAGAAATTTCCAACCTGAACTTCTCTTTCCTATATGAATTTTCATACCATCAAGGAACTCATCCCAAGCAGACCATTTCTCAAAACCTTTATCAGTGGTTCTAAAACCATTATAAATGTTCTCCGGACTCCATATATCCAAATCATTTATCTTCTCAACCAAGTCAAGGTATTTAACTCTAACCTCACCTGATTTTGGTATTCTGTAATAATTAGTTGACATATATTTTTAATTATTTAGTTACTAATGCTTCTATTTTACTTCTCATATGGTCAGCCAACGACATTTCAAATGTTGATGTAACAATAACCGAATCCACCAAGTATTTGTATGGAACGTGAATTAAAAAATCACTTCCGTTGAAGAAAGTCAAATCATTTTTCAATTCAAGACAACCCTGAACCATTTTCAAGAATAACTTGAATTGAGTTACATCCACGAATGTCTCGTGTAATAGTTTCCCGAACATTTCGTTCTCAATTCTGATTGTATAATTTGTTGTTGTCATATGTTATATTTTTGACAAAGATAATACTATTTTTTACAATAACAAAGTTTTTGTATTTTTTTTTACAATGCAAATGGTCTTTGAGTATCTATACTGAACCACTCTTCCAAAGTGTATATATTATTCTCAATATCATCAACAACTTCTTTTGTTAACCACTCACCAAATAATTCAGCGTGTCCGTGTTTTTTAAAATGTTTTTTATCAAATCGTTTTAACACATCATACACAAAATCATCCTTACTTTTATATTGGAAAGGAATTATTGCCGTTCCCGAACAAGGTTCTCCACCCCAACTATATCTATATATTAATTTCACCATCTTAATACTCTGTAATGTTATACATACCACATATTCTGTGCGACCTACCAAACTCATCCTTGAATGTTATACACCCATTTTTTTCCACATACTTATCAGTGTAGAAACTTGTCTCTTGACGTTTGTTACCCGGAATGGAGATTTCATATAAATGACCACCTTTTTTTATCTCACCAATCAAAAATCCTCTATAACCAAGAACACCAATAATAACCGCAAAAACAACTATTACAAATACAAATACCCAATTTCTCATATTATCATAATTTTAATAATTTAATTCCCAACAAATATAATATTATTTTTTTTAATAAACAAAAAAAACCTCAACAAATTTTACTCTGTTGAGGGTTTTAATAATACCAACCGTAGAAAGGGGTTGTTGGCTGAATGAGATTATAAATATATCGTAAAATTAGAAAAGTCATTATTTTTTTAAGATTCTTGTAATTAATCTACATAATTGGTCATTTTTATCATCAAATGGTAGATTTTCAAGGTCAAAATATCCACATTCGGTATGTTCGTCACCATCAACAGCGTTTTCCAAATCAGGATTAATTCTTTCATCTGTCTCCATTAAAAACACATACATCAACCCTTTAATCTCCGAACCATCACGATTATATCTCTTAACAAACCCTACTAATTTTAAATCATTATCTAACGTATAGTTTGTTTCTTCTTCAAATTCTCTTTGAATACCATCCATTGGATGTTCATTTTTTTCCAAATTACCACCAGGTATACTCCACTGCCCCGGTAAACTACCCGTAGCGTTTCTTTTACACAATAATACTTCATCATCACATTTGACAATTACACCGGAATATCGTTTTACTTTTTTCATTTTATATTTTTTTGTGTATTTATATGTATATGGAATTAACTATAAACAAAAATAAATTCAAAGTCAAAACTGTTATATCATCCAAAGACACTAGTCAAGGTATGATGAATAAAAGATTTGATGATACCTTTAATGGTATGTTATTTATTATGTCCGAAGGTCAACACTGTTTTTGGATGAAAAATTGTATAATACCATTGGACATCATTATGATTGAAAATGACATTATAACAAAAATTCACCACAACTGTCCCCCTTGTAAAACCAAAGATTGTAGAAACTATTGTGGTGAAGGTGATATGATACTCGAACTTCAAGGTGGAACCTGTAAAAAATTAGGTATTAAATCGGGTGATAAAGTTATTCACTACGATTGATTTATCTTCTCCTGTAATACTTTCACAAACTCATTCTGAATCATTTTGGTAAATTTAACTGAAGGTGAATCTTCAGCTTCATTATATCTACTACTACCTTTTGGTGGTCGAGTACTTCTACCCATAAAGTTTAACCCTGATATGTTTGTAATACATTTGTGCCCTCCACTATTTGCTTGAATAAAATCCCAAGCATTAACTTTAATATCATCCAACATTTTTCTATGTTCTTCAGGTAATTCAGAAAAAGGCATTTCCATCATTTCACCAATGTGATATAATTTTTCTCTACCATCTTCCATTGTCTTATATTCTTTACCATATAAAGCAACAAAATCTTTAAATGTAAACCCTGTCGATTCTTGATTAAAATCTTTTGAAGATTCCGAAACCCATTTAATAGTTGACAACGGTATCTCTCTTTGTTTTAATTGGTCCTCCCATTTAGATAACACTTCTTGAGCAATCTCACCTAAATTAACACCTTTTAATTGACGCTCACTTTTAAATGGATTACAAGATGCTTGAACTAATCCCAATGGCCAAGCAATAACAATAAAGTCAGCCTCCGGATTATTTTTGAATGGTGTATATCTATCGTATGAACCTGGTTTAAACATTGAACCACCTCCATATTGAACTATGACATTCCCTAATACTTTAACATTCGGATTAGTTTGCATTGATTTAACATACTCATCTTTATTCACTTCAAGTTGTTCCGGTTTAGCGTAACCTTTCTCAACCATTATTCTTTTTATTGTATTAAGAATATTCAATAAAGATGGTGAACATTCCATAACCAAAGTTTCTAAAAACTCAGGTTTGTTTTTAAAGGCTAATAATAGTTTATTAACCACTAAACCCATTAACATTTTATTTTTCTCTAATGACTTATCTTTATCTAATCGAAACAAATAAGAAATTACTTCATCAACTGAAATGTTGTTAGACGCATAGTTTGCAGAATCAACAGTAGATATCAGTAATATATCTGAAGATGGGAATAATTCTTTTGGAGAAACTATTTGAGAGATTGTCTCAACATTTGAACGAGAACTTCTAAATGAGGTTGATTTGGTATCTTCAGCACCCGCTTGTCTATCGTGGTGGTCTGTATGAATCACAAACATTGGTTTTCCGTGAGCAAAATCAACTAAGACAGGCATCACGTCCCCTTTGGCATCATTCTTCTTTACAGCAAACTCTTTATCACCATATTGGATGATATGAGCATCGATTACATCAATACCATTATTTTTAAGATATTCTTTCATAGCAATCGCAGTTGTGACACCATCCAAATCTTGATGAAAATATATTTCAGCTTTTGGATATCGTTTAGCAAGAGCGTTTATATCTCTTAATCCACTTTCTTTTATAAGTTTTTTCATTAATTAAAATAAATTACTTATCCAATTGATTGCTTTATCAATAATATCTTGGTTTAGCCCTAATTTATGTAACGCATCGTAAGTATCACTACCCGGAATTCCATCAGAATCAATTTTTTCCATAGTTTGGAATTTTTTAAGAGCGTTAACAGTTTTTGAACCCCATTGAGAATCTACCGGTATTTGGAATATTTTACCGTTAGACATCACTTTTTTCATCTTAAAGTAATCATTAAGTGCTGTTTGTAATTCAAATACTTCTTGACCACTTAATTGAATTTGCTCATTAACTAACCCATATTTTGAACGGATATCTCTTTTTTCTTCTTCTGAAATTATAAATCTTTTTGTCATAGTAATTGTTTTAGTTATAAATATACAGAAAACAAAAAGAGGTTATAACACCTCTTCTTTTAATTCTAATTTTGTTTGTTTCCGTTCATCTATTAACGCTTGGACTCTTTTCCTTGCAATTTCTGTGTAATCCGGAGACACCTCAATACCAATCCATCGTCTATCCAATAACTCAGCAGCAAACGCTGAAGTTCCACTTCCCATAAAAGGGTCAAGAACAATGTCGTTCTTATATGATAATATCTTAATTGCCTTTGATGGAATATCCATTGAGAAGGTGGCTTTAGTTAATGACCTAGTATCTGCAAAATATTCCCACCGACCAAACACTAAGTTCATAAACTCTTTCTTATCTTCGTCCTGATAAATCATTTTGTTTTTAACCTTACCATCTTCAGTAGTAACCTCAGTTGGGGTTCCTAACCATTGTGATTGACCTTTAGTTAGTTTCTTACTACTTTTCTTATAAGCTAAAATGATACACTCTTTAGGATTGTAAACATAAGGAGCTGAAGCACTCATCCAAGAACCCCAAGCCGTTTGTCTAACTCTATGTGGACTATCTTCCGTAAGGTCAACTAACCCACTGAACTTAAACCCAACTTCCTTCATCATCATCCAAAATTCAGCAACAAACAATATTCTCCCACCTCTTTCTTGAACGTTTAATTCATTTGGAACATTAACCGCAATTCTACCATCGTCTTTCAACACTCGGAACGCCTCTCTTAACCAATCTTTTGACCACTCGTAATACTCATCCATAGGTAAATCATCCTTATGAACATCATAAGATATATTTACGTTATATGGTGGTGATGTCACTAATAAATCAATCGACCCTTCCGGGAAAGTTTTCATTACCTCAATACAATCACCATTAATTATCTTTCCTGTTTCTATCATTTTATTATTTTACGTGGTATTCCCACTCGTTTTCTTCATTTTTAATTGGTTCTAAACCTTGGTCTAAGAACACCGCATTTTGTTCACCAGCATACAACCCTAGTATATTGTAATCGTAAAACTCTTCCGCCTCACCCATCGTCATTAAGTCTCTTTCTTGTAAAATGTTTAATATCTCTCGTTTTGAATATAATATCTTTCTTCCCGGAGAACCAAAATCTTCAACAATACCAATAATTGCACTCTCTAAACCATCCAATAAAATCGCACCTTCCGCGTATTCATCAATATCAACTATCATTTTATACATCTGTCTTATCTATTTTTATTGAAATGTTAATATATTTGGGTAATACTTTAGGTTTAACTTTAACATTTATAATGTCTTCGTCGTCTATTAATTCCTCCACTTTGAAATCGTCAATTTCAAGTCCTGTTACCAATTCAAGATATTCTTTATTGATTTCCATTTTCTAATCTTTCAATCTTACGATTCAAATACCACAACGCTTTCTTCATATCCTGAAGTTCTTTGTCAGTACCTTTCTTACCCGCCCTTGCAACATACTTAACAACATTGAAGATGTAAGCGTCTTTATCAAGACCCCAAGCCTCACACACTTTTACAACCTCATATGGGTTATCTTGTCCACCATAATGGTCCGGGTGATGCACCATTTCTTTATTATTACTCATAATTTTACTATATAATATTTCCCTAATTTAATACTTTTTACATACCCATTTCTAACTGAGAATAATGGTTTTGTTGTAACATTAACACCAATCCCGTTATTAAGTCTGAGTGACCAACCTGATGGTGATTTACTATACAATATTGATTGATTAAAACCTTTAATCACAGTTTGACTACAACCAACACCTATATAATATGTTTTTTTAGATAACAACATAATACCCCTCAGCAATATTACTTTCCTTAACATACCCTTCAGATATTAAAAGTTCTAATTGTTTTTTAGTATCTTCCTCATTAAGTTTAAGGATATACTTAGAAATGTAACTGATGTGGATTGGTTGACGTAACTTATCCATTAACGATTTAATCTGTTTTTTGTCCATTATGATATTAATTTTCTTGTTATAGTAACGTTTTGGTTAACATACGATAATATTTTTCTTTTAAAGATTGGAACTAAAGTTTGCTCTAATGGAAATATATCATTACAAAACACCTCAAAGATTGGGTAACCAACTTCATTGTTTTTCTCATATGTTTTTGAAAAAGTAGAGATAATTTCCGGGATAGTCAAATTATCTTGTTGACCTTTGAAAATTAATTTTAAAGATGTTTTTGTTTGGTTTTTAGTTTTATACACTTTTCTTGTGGTATATTGCCAAACGTATAATATTTCCGGTGTTTTATAAGAAAAAAACCCTGATTTACTTTGTAAATTATTTTTGTTTCTTTTTACAACAACATCGATGGAATCGTAAACAATACTCCATATTGATTTTGCAAAGTTGAAATAGTCGTGTAGTTGTGGTTGACTATTTTTTAATATTTTTTGATATTCAATTACTTCTTCGTCGTCAAGTACCGGGATGTCCCTAACCTTTAAATCATTTAACACCAATTCATCATCAGTAGATGTTAATTTTTTATCAACATATAAGATTTTGTTTTGGGTTAGTAAAGTTTGTATATTACCCAAATGTAATGAAAGTTCAATAAACATTGGGTAGACTTCCATTCTTTCAAGATGTTTGTTCATCTTTTGGAAGTAATCTAATAACACGTATTGTTTTTGTTCAGCATCTAAAATACCGTCAAACAACCAATCCGTGTCCATTATAAATCTATTCTTATTTTTCTGTTTCATTCCCATATTATATTATTTAAAATATACGGGAAAAGTTTGGAAAAAGGAATAGTTTTAATTAACTCTCATTATGTAATAGGTTACACCATTAACTTCTTCAGTATCATATTGACCATCATAACTATTCATAATACCCCAACCATCAGAGTCAACTAACCCTTGAGCAAGTTCGTCTTCATCAATATATTCTTTAATATCTAAACCATAGTTTTTAAGATAATCTAATGGGTCTCTTCTTACGTCTCTAACCAACTCCGCAACTTTAGTATCAATCATATCTTCAGTTGGTTCTGTATCCACCTCAATGTTATCTAACTCTTCTTGAAGAGCCTCTATCTGATTCTCTAAATCTTCATCGTAATCATAATAATTCTCATCATCAGAATCTAATTCCAACCTTTGTTGTTCTAAATCATATATCATAGTTTCAAGTTCATCTTTTCTTTCTTCTTGTTCATCAGTTAATTCATAATCATCATCA